CAGTTGGAAGTTTCCTTGTTGCTTCAACCCAATCTGCGAATACAATAGGAGCACCAGTTCGCCAAACTGTATTCATCAGACCAGGACCAGTCATCGTGGACTTCTTAGCCTCAAGTTCATCGAGAGGGTCGTCGCCAGTGATTGTGTTATATGGCTTAGCGAAGTACTTAATTACTGCTTCTTCGTATTCCGTTACCCATTCTCGGTTACCATTCTTTCCAGTTCGGACAGTGCCGGCAGCTGTACCGCGATTATTGGTTGGAGTGGCAGCTGCGCGCAGACCTTCATAGGCTTCTTGTTGCTGTTCTTTGCTGAAGAAGTTCTTTCGGAAAACAAAGGCAACTCTATTTTCATCAATTCCTTTTGGGCAGTCAGCACAATTAGATTGTGGTTTACATTCAACCGTAGTCGCCAGATCGCACCCAGCAGGTGTGTATACGTCACAGTCTTCTTCAATTAGGATATCATAGTGCGACTCATCGAGGAAAGTCCCCAATAAATGCTTAGAGTCAATAACGTTATCTGCTACAATTTTTCTTACCATCTTTTTACCTCAGGTTGCGACATAATCAATTATGCCTGATGTATGTATAGAAGTAAAATAAACTTAGTTCATTCGGTTAAACACGTGTTTTCGATGGATTTTGCACGATACCCAGGAGTTGTAACAATCTTCTCGAAGTAAGCAATTATTGCTGAAGATTTCTTTAGTTTCAAGGTAATTACACTGACTCAATGTTTTACAGATGTAAAGAATCTCTCGGTGGAACGAATCCGCTCCGAGAGATTTGACATCATTTTTAAGATCGTCCGAACTGCCGTAGTAGGTTAGCCAATCAGAATCAATGGTGAATCTTTTCTTCTTACCATTAACCATCTTGGATCTCTTGAAGGTAAGTTTCTTTTTTCCAATATAGAACTTACCATCAGAGATCCGAGTTATCCGGTAAACGAACCCGACTGCGTCAGTTGGGGGAGTTTCGAGAACAGTGCCGTCTAGTAGATGCCAACCATTATTCTTCGTCATCTTCGTAGTCCTCGTCCATATCTAATGGACCAGCACAACAAGGACAGACCTCTATTCTATAACCATCGCACTCTGAGGGCAATCTAATTGTTCCCTTTGCGTCACAACTCTCACAATCGAAATTGATTTTTTGCATTTATTATTATCCTTCTGTTGCCCACACTTGATCCCAATTTCCAGTGAGCGCACCCTTGGCATAATCAGTACTTTTGTTCTCGAAGAAATTTGTATGAGTAGTACCGAGCATGCCGTCAACCCATGGAAGTGGATTCTTCTTTACTTTGAAAATCCCTCTCATACCGAGAGAAATAAGACGACGGTCAGCGATGTATCGAATATATTGCTTAACGTCTTCTTTAGTTAGACCTTCCATTTCATTGACTCCAAATGCCAAATCAATGAACTTATCTTCTAACTCAACCATCTTCTCTGCTACAGTATATATCTGGGCTTTTAATTGGTCAGTCCAAATGTCTTTATTCTCTTTAATGAATTCACGGAATAGACGAATCATAGATTCACAGTGCAGAGATTCATCAGCAATAGACCAGGCAATAATCTGACCCATTCCCTTCATCTTACCAAAGCGAGCAAAGTTCAACAACATAACAAACGAACTAAACAACTGCAGACCTTCAGTGAATGCAGAAAACACTGCGATCTGTTGAGCAATCGTATCCTTATCCATCTCAATAAAACTCGAGATGAAGTCATGCTTCTCTTTCATTTCCTCATACTGAAGAAACTCATTGTAGGTAGCTTCGGGCATACCCAGAGTTTCAATCAGGTGAGAGTAAGCAGCAACGTGAATTGCTTCACGAGCACAGAAACTACTCAACATCATTCTAACTTCTGGTTGAGGGAAGTTAGGTAGGTAGTTCTTTACATAAGCACCAGACACATCTACGTCACCCTGAGTAAAGAAGCGGAAGATGTGCGTCAGGAATCGCTTTTCATTCTCAGACAACTTATTCTTCCAGTCCTTGACGTCCTCGAGCATTGGTTGTTCTGTTGGTAACCAGTGCATTTGCTCAGACTGGAGGAATGCATCATAGCACCATGGATACGAGAATGGCTTAAAGAATTGGCGTTCTTCAGTTAATTTTGGTTTAGTTTTCTTAATCATTTTTAGCCTTCACATGCAAGACAACTATTGCCTTCTGCGATTTGTTGTAAGTCGATTTCTTCTTCGATACGTTGACGAACGATCTTCTGTCCGACCTTGTCTGCCTTGCGCAACTTAGTGCTACGGCAGTAGTAGAGTGACTTCAATTTGTTTTTCCACGCCATGAAGTGAACAGCGTGGAGATACTTAACATTCACATCTGGTCTAAAGAATAGATTAACACTTTGCGCCTGGTCAATGTAATTTTGACGATCAGCAGCATGTTCAATAATCCAGCGTTGATCAATCTCAAAGGAAGTCTTGAATACATACTTAGTATTCTCATCCATCCAGTCCAGATTCTGCACCGAGCCATCATCAGCAATGATATTAGCCCAGACCTCATCATACCAACCTTCCTTCTCTCCCTTGGCTTTCTCAGTGATGATAGCATCAAGGAAACGGTTCTTCGTAATGAATGCGCCGGAAGAAGTGTCTTGCCTATAAGCATTAGCAGCATATGGCTCAATGCTTGGGCTGGTATTGCCCATAATGATTGAACTTGATGCATTTGGTGCAACTGCCATGACATGAGTCAGACGTTGCTTAATACCAGCTTCTTCAGCATCTGGGCATGGGCCACGTTCCTCTGCCAAACGAATATTCGCTGCATCAAGTTGCTTACGAATATATGAAAACATCTTGTTATTCATACTCTTAGCAAGAACACCTTCAAAGGCAATGTTGTTCTTCTGCAGGTAGGCATGGAACCCCAGAGCACCAACCCCAACTGAACGCTCTCTCATTGCTGAGTAACGAGCACGACCAATTTCATCTGGTGCATTATCAATAAAGTACTGAACCACATTATCAAGCATCTCAAGAATGTCTGATAAGAACTGTGGCTCATCTTTCCATTCATCATAGTATTCAAGATTCACTGAAGACAAGCAGCAAACTGCCGTACGATCTTCAGAGGTAGCAAGAGAGATTTCTGAGCAAAGATTCGAACCATTGATCTTTAGGCCAAGAGCCTTTTGATATTCTGGTAGAGCACGATTCGCCGTATCATTGAACCAGATGTATGGCTCACCAGTCTGCATACGAATCTCAAGCAAACGCATCCAAAGATCTTTCGCAGATACAGTCTCAACCAATTTGCCATTGTGTGGCTGAATCAAGTCCCACTTGTCATCAGCATTGGGATCTAGCATACAACGCTCAAGGATATCCATGAACTTGTCGCTGATGTTAACAGCATGATTCAGATTCAGAGTGCGCATATTTTGATCGCCTGTTGGCTTACGCATCTCAAGGAATTGAATAATGTCTGGGTGAGAGATGTCCAGATATGCCGCATATGATCCACGGCGAGTCGTGCCTTGCTTAAATGCCAGCGAGCTTGCATCATAAACTTTAAGATGAGGCATAACACCAACAGACTTATCATCTGATCCACGGATACCTACGTGGATACCAACACCACCACCCATCATAGAGAGCCAGTTGGTTTCAGACAGATTGTCAACCAATCCCTCTGCGGTATCATTGAGGTAATTTAAGTAACAAGAAATCGGAAGTCCCTTCTTGTTACGACCGAATGACAGGATTGGTGTTGAATAACTTAGCCAGTGCTTGCTTGAATAATCATAGAGTCTCTGGGCGTGAGCGTCATCGCTGCTGAATTCCTTTGAGACGTATGCGAATCTATCCTGAGGAGACTGCTCGTCTTCCCTCATATAAGAATCTTTTAAGCGACGCAATCCCAATACATCAAAGAGGGAATCGCGGCTATAGTCAATGATCATATTACTTCTTTCTTTTTGTCAGATCAACTGCAGATACTGTGTCTGTTGGAAATACTTGTTTGAAAACTGGTTCTTGGATAATAACTGGAATAACTGGTTGCGGAACAACTACTGGAATAACTGGT